ATTGCAGCTTCGCCTGCTCTGCCTGCGCGTCAGCCTGTGCGCGTGCTTGGTCGGCCTGCGCCTGCACCTGCATCTTCATCTGCTCGGCTTGCTGGTTGGCTTGCAGTTGCTGCGCCTGCGATTGCTGATTCGCCTGAATCTCGGCCATCTTGGTCGGGTCAGGCTGCGGCGGCGCAGGCGGCTTCTGCGCGTTCTCGCTCATCTTCTCGACAAGCTCTTCCAGCATGCTCTCGACGTTCTTGCCGACACGGTAAGAACGCACGGTGAACAGCAGGATCTCGCCTAGCGTCGGCTGCAGTGCGGGCGGTGCTGCGCTCATCTTCTCGATGTAGCCTCCGACCACGTTCATCAGCTCGGTGCGCTCCTGCTTCTGCTGCTGCTCGTCGCCGGCAATGGTCGAATCGGTTTCGATGTCGATGCGGAAGCCGCGTGCGCAGTTGTCCTGCAGAAGCTGATAGACCTCTTCCCAGGACGGCTCACCCATCAGCTTCAGGTTGTCCGGCGACAGCATCTGCTGGACTTGCGGCGGCATCGGTGCAGGCGGCATGCCAGGCTGCGGCGGTTGCTGTACCATCGCCTGCGCCTGCTGGATCTGCGCCTTCTCGGCAGCCATCAGCAGCTTGACGCCGGACATGTCGCGGATCGTCTCCATCGAGAAGTGCGAGGCAATGATCTGCCCCATGATCTCGATGATGTTGCGAGCGAAGCGCTGGATTTCGCGCTGCTTCTCGTCCAAACGCATCGTGACAAAGCGCGTCTTGATGTTCTGCGCGGTCGCCGTCTCGTTCGGGTTCGTCTGGCCGCGGAGGATGTCCGACATGCCCGTGATCTCGTACAAGTCCTGCTTGACCTTATCGCGGGCCTCGTACAGATGCAGCAGCGTCTGCGCGATCTCTTGAACCGGCAGCAGCTCCATGACGCCTTTTAGGCCGCCCTTCTCTGCGTGGACAGCCCACTGATCGACCGGGATCAGCTCATTCTCGACGCCTTCCGTCAGCAGCCGCTGCAGGCCCTGCGCGGATGCATCCGAAACGCCGACGACCTTGATCGCCTTCACAATCGAGGCGATGCGGCCGGTCAGCTCGTCCATCTCCGCAGCCTGGTCCTGATACTGCACATAGTCAGGAACCGGGATCAGCGAGTCATTGCCGAGCGTCGCGTGAATCGGCTTCGGGCAGGGGAAGAAGTGGTCGAGCTTCAGTGGGTCGTCGCGCACATCCAGCGCGGTCGGGTGCATCTTCGACAGCCAGATAGCCTGCTTGGACTCTTTGTCCCACAGTTCGTAGACGGTCGCCTTCTTCAGCGATTCGTCAACTTTCTGATCGTTCAGCCCCTTCGGCGTGAAATCTAGCGGGACTTCGTTGCCGATTTCTTCGCCAAAGCGCTCGACCAACTCTGCACGGGTGAGATACACCTTGCGCCATACGCAGGTGACTTCTTCCCAAGTGCGTGCAACGTTGTGGCCGAAATCCTGCCAGTGAACGTAATCCGGGACTGTCTCTTCGTAGACGACTTCCTGCAGCCGCTCGGCACCCTCGTCGGTCTGCGCGTCATCGGTGAGCTGCACCGATTCGCCATGCTCGCTGCCTTCCAGCCCTTCGGACACATCGCGCAGATGCGGCACATAGCGCACCCAGGCAGTGCCGCGTCCGGTCAGCAGGTAATCCAGTACTCCCTGACGCATCACGCTGCCATAGGCATAGGTATTCACGCTGTAGGACAGGCAGCGCTCCAGCACATCGGCAGCAACGCGGCCTACCTTGTCGGCGTCCTTGAATCGGCGCTCGACTTCAGGCTTCGGCGTCTGCGCGTACAGAGCCGGCTTCAGCGTCTCGACGTTGCTCCACAGGATGTTGAAGCGCGACTTGCTGTTTTCCGCCGTGTTGCGCTCGTCCTTGTAGCGCTTGATGATGTTCTTCGCGCGCTTTTCCCAGGATTCCGCCTCACGCTCATAGGCTTGGATCACCGGAACCCATTTCGCCGTCACTTCGTCCTGCGTTTGCTCGATGATGGGTTCCATGTGTCCTATATCCTGTTGCGCGGCGCCGGCCCCTTAAGCGTAGGCCAGAACACCTCGTTTGCCGTCATGTCATGCAGGAAGCGCGGCGGCTCCTTGTCTCGTAGTAGCTCGGGCTTTTTCCACACCTGGCCGATGATCTCGAACGCGTCTGCCGCGTGCGAAGTCCAGTCATGCTTCGGCTTGCTGCGGAAGATCTTCGCGTCGTCATCCCACTGGAATTGATACTGCTTCAGCGCCTCGTAGCCCTGTTCCGCCGCCTTGGCGAACCAGGAGCGCTTGAGCGTCAGGCGCGCAGCCTCGATGCCGTTCTGCTGGCTCGTGGCGGGGATGACGAACATCTTCACGCCCTGCTCGTATGCCTGCTGCACGATCGAGCGGCCACCAGCAGCCAGCAGCTTGTTCGCGGCATCGTGCGGAACGAAGTGCTTGGCGTATTGGTACGGCTTGCCCTTGATGACGCTGCAGTAATGGGCGATGTCTTCGCCGCTTGCCTCGTAGTAGTCGATCAGGCGAACTTCGCCAATCGCCACCTGGAAGAACCAAATCGCGGTCGCGTCATCGAAGCCCAAGTCCCATGCGGTGAACACGGGCAGGCTCGGATCGTGCTCAATCGAGCCGATGCGTCCTTCGGCGTCAGCGTCAGACATCCACTTTCCGTACACCGCGCCAGGGATCGCCGCCTCAAAGTCGCATTCAAACTCCTGGCGGTACTGATCCTCAGTCATCATCGTGCGGGCGTCGCGCAGTTCTTCCGCTTCCAGCAGGCCAGATTCGGAGGCGCGCAGCGTCAGCGAGAACCACTCGGGGCTATCCTTACTGAGCTTGAAGATGTCGTAGAAGCTGTTATGTCCCTTAGGCGTGCCGATAAACACCGCCCATCCCTTGCGATCAGCCAGCATCGGGCGCACGATCTCGCCCCATACGCGGGGCCGCATGTCGGCGTACTCGTCCAGAATCACGCCGTCGAGGTACAGACCACGCAGCGCCTGGTCGTTGTCAGCGCCGAACAGACGGATGCGCGCGCCGTTGTGCAGTTCGATCTGCAGCTCAGATTCGTTGATCTTCGGAGCGAGTGACGCGGAATAGCGCTTGAGGTAGTCCCAGGCGATGTTCTTGCTTTGGTTGTAGTACGGCGCGATGTAGGCATAGCGAGCGTTCTGCTTACTCGTAGCCAGTGCGCGCGTCAGCAACTCGTTGATGCAGGCAACCGTCTTACCGGCGCGGCGATGCGCTACCAGGCATGCCCAGCGCTTACTGCGAGTGTGGAACGGCATGAACGCGTCGCGCGGCGCGTACATCTCAGCCATCGAGCGGGCCTCGCGGCAGCGGCCAGTGAATCGGGCCACCATCGTGCGCCGAATGCTCGACCTTGTTTGCGTCGCGCCATCCCGCCTGCGCTTTCAGGAAGAAGATCGTCGCAGCGATATTGCCGGCGTTGATCTGCTCCATGAGCTTGTTCGCCACATGGCCGATCCCCTTTGATCGCCCCCTTTTTATGGCGGCGTCAAATTCTTCATTTTCCTTCTTCCTGGCGTAGAGCGTGCCTTCGCTAATACCAAGCGCTGCGGCGATCTGCTCCTGCGACAATCCGCGCTCGGCCAGAGCCTCGACCTTCCTGATGTCGATCTCGATCTTCGGCTTCGTCTTCATGCGGTCACCTTGCTATCGAAGGTGGTGCCGTCGCTTTCCAGGGTGGCCTGCTTGCCGGTGAAGTCCTGCCAGCGCTTGACGATGACATCGCAATACTTCGGGTCAAGCTCCATCAGGCGGGCGAACCGCCCTACCTTCTCACATGCGATCAACGTAGAGCCTGAGCCGCCGAACAGGTCAATGATGATCTGCTTGGCTTTGCTGCTGTTATTCAACGCATTGACGATCAGATCGACAGGCTTCGGTGTGGTGTGACCATCAACCGATTCCTTGCCAAACTCCCAAACGGAAGTTTGCTTTCGATCCCCATGCCACTCATGCGATCCGCCCTCAAGCCATCCATACAGGCAAGGTTCATGCATCGACTGATAATCAGTCTGCGACAGCACAAGCGCAGGCTTCACCCATACGATCATGCTTGAAAAGTGGCAGACGGCGCGATACGCTGAATGGAATATGTCGGCGCAGCGGTCAGAATGAAAACAGTAGAAGGGCGCACCCGGCTTCCCGACTATCGCGTAGTTCGCAAAGGCCGCCGATAGTAAATCAGCCAATCCGGCACGGGAATCATTATTGATGCCCTCATAATCCACCCCGTATGGCGGGTCGGTGAAGATCATGTCGGCCTTTTCACCGGCCATCAACTCATCAACCGCATCGATACTGGTCGAATCGCCGCACATCAGGCGATGCTTACCAAGCAGCCAAACGTCGCCCAGCTTGGTCACCGGATCAACGGGCGGCTCGGGAATCTCGTCGGGATCGGTGTTGCCCTCTACCTGCTCAACCTCGACCAAATCTTCCAGCTCATCTGCGGAAAAGCCGGTCAGCTCAATATCAAAGCCAAGCTCTTGCAGCTCGCCCAATTCCAGCGCAAGCAATTCATCGTCCCACCCGGCATTCAGCGCGAGCTTGTTGTCCGCGATGATGTACGCCCGCTTCTGCGCATCCGACAGGCCGGCAAGCTGAATGGTTGGCACTTCATCCTGGCCCAACTTGCGCGCGGCCAGCAGTCGACCGTGGCCGGCGATGATTCCGTTATCGCCGTCGATCAGCACCGGATTCGTCCAGCCGAAGTCCTTGATGCTGGCAGCGATCTGCGCTACTTGCGCGTCGCTATGGGTGCGCGAGTTGCGCGCGTAAGGAATCAGCGCATCTACCGCGCGATATTCGATCTTGATTGCCATTGCTTTGCACCTTTCGACCTTGATCGATGAAGGCAGGAATAAAAAAGCCCGCTACGTGAGCGGGCGAAGACCTGAAGGGTTCAGGTGGAGGAGACTCTGTACGAATGGCTGAGCCGGCCGCACCATGAGAAAGAGCGGTTGCAACACCGAGCAGGACAACCGGCTCAAGCATTCGCGCAAACGAAAAAGCCCGCTGTCCTTTCGGAGGCGGGCTTGGTCAATCGGCATTTCTGCCGACCGTAGCAGAAATATACACTGTTTCCGGCCGAAAAGTGCAGTCCCGTGGAAATATTTTTACGGTCCACCCTGCACTCGACGCAAAACCATAGCATGCGCCTGATTGACTATGTAGTGGTACTGCCGAACCTGCACGCCAAGCAGCCTGGCGCCCTCGTCCCGGCCCTTCAGTATCTTGACGCGTCCGTGGCTGGCAGCCCGGTTCAGGTGGTGCATCACGAATGCCTGCCGATGACGCTCCGGTAGCCCCACTACGATCTTCTCGAATGCGGCTGCCGAAATGTCATCGACGCGCGGACGCGGCGCTTCCCGGTATTCCTCGCTCTTGTACAGATAGCCGAGCGGGCATTTGAAGCTCGGCGGATAGTGGCTGCGGCCGAGCGCCCATCGAATCCAGTTCTCCAGCTCGTATCGCAGCGTGTTCTCGATTTCCTTCGTTCCCTGCATTAGTTCCTCCCCTGCCATTTTTATGCCGTGCGACGGATCACCGTAGCGCCGCTGCTCCATTGCCCTGCTCTTTTCCGGGTTCATCCTTCCGCCGACGAAGAACAGGGCAAGCCATTCCTCGTTAGTTAAATCTCGATCCGTGGACATACAATTCCTGTGTGCGCTCCATTGCGCGGCGCATTTCCGGCGAAATCTGCAGCGGGCGCATTGGCGGCAGTTCGGCAGCAGGATCGACTGCCGGCCTCAGCCACATGTAAATGCCGTCGATGCGCGCCAGCCGCAGCATTCCTTCGCGCTCCAGGCGCTGCATCAGTACGCGGATTGCCGAGGTGCCGACACGGAAGTTCATGCCGACCTGGCTCGGCGCGTACGGCTTGCCTGGTTTCATCCAGGCCAGCAGCGTTTCCGGGTTCAGGCTGCGGCTCAAGGAATCACCCGGCTGACGGCTGCGATGCTCTGCACGAGGATGTTGTGCGGGATGCGTGCCAGTGACTTGTCCAGGCCAGCGGATGCCGCCCGCAGCGTCTGCGCCTCGTCGCCGGATATGCCGACCTTTCCCAGGCGGTCGTATCGCGCCTCGATGGCTTCCATCGTGTCCAGCGCGTTTCTGACTGCGATTGCGCTTTCGTCGGTGCGCTGGCGGATGCTTTGCGCGTGACCGTAGTTGATGGCGTTTGCCATCGTCGCCAGCATGCGTGTCACCAGCGTGGCGCCCTCGTCGCTCGGCGCCAGGATCAGCCCCTCGATAGCTAGATGCAGTTCCAGGCTGATGTTGTCGCGCGTGCTGGACTGCATCGGCACATGAACCGGGAAGCGGTTCGGGTTGTAGCGCTTGCGCGGCTTCTTGCTGCCTGCCATTATTTTTCTCTCTCGGTGATGACGACCGTTACCCGGCCGCCCTTGATTACTTCGCCTCGCACCAGGTGCAGCTCGTCTATCTGCTCGTCGTCCAGCCAGACGCCGGCATGCGTGAGCGCGTCCTGAAGCGCCTTGCTGCGGTTGTCCAGATCCTGCCGGCGCTTGTCCGCAGGGCTGATTACCGCGAATAGGCTGATTCGGCCTTCCAGCGTCCTGCAGCCCTTCTCCGCGACGATTTCCGCGACTTCCTGCCGGTAGGCGACGCCAGCAGGCTTGATGTACTTGCCGCCGCCCTTGCGCACGCCGTACGCATGGTTAATCGATGGCGGCATTGGCAGCGTCAGATGGATCACGCGGCTTCCTCTTCCAGCATTTCCAGCCAGCGCTCGCAGGTTGCGATGACTTCGCGGATGTCTCGCTTCAGGTTCTTGATCGACTGGCCAGCGCGTAGGATCTTCTTGGCAGCATGCTGCTGCGCCGGGTCGGTGATGCCGTACACCTTGAAAATCCGGTACGGGTCGAGCTTGATGCCCTTGTAGGTGTAGTCGTAGTGAGCGCCGAGCTTTTCGGACCTTTCCAGCAAATGTGCTGCTGACTCAATTTCGGCACGCAAAATCGACTTAGCCAGCGCTTCGCCGTCCTGCGGGCCGAGCAGGCGCGAACGGTAGGCAACTGGATCATCGTTGGCAGATGCGTTGAACGCATCGCGCTTGCGCTGCTCGTCTATTGCTGCTTGCAATGCTGCTTGGTTGCTCATCTCTCTTCCCTCCGCTGTTGTTCCGCTTTCCACATTTCCGCTGCTGCTTCCCGTAACTGCTTCGCTGCTTCTGCGCCGCGCCGGTCGCTGACTTTCGCCAGATAGGCTTCGGATCGGCTGCGATTCAGGCGGCGCAGAGCGAGGACATGGCGCGTTTCACATTCAAAGCGCCAAGCCGCGTCGGTTCTCATGCCGCGCCGATCAAGCGAATGTTCGACGGCACAACGTGCTCGCCAGCCAGGCGCATCTGCACGAGCTGCTCGCGCGTGCCGGCCAGCATCACCTGCTTCGCCTTCGCTTCATGGCCGATCAGCATCGGCGGCTGCTGCTTGAAGCCTTCCTTCGCGTTGTGCGCGTTGGCGATGCCGATCATCACGGGCGGATACTCGGGGATCTCGCCGCGCAGCTTGTAGCCCTTGTAGCGGTTTTGGAACTCGTTGCCGAGGAACGGCCAGTTCTCATCGGTCGCCGTGCCGAGCTTGATCCAGCCGCCCATGTCCGCAATCACTCGGTGAATGATCGGGTCATCGAACACGACATCGCTGTAGGTGCCGACGCGACGCACCGCGGAATCCACCTTCGACCAGGCGATAGCGGCCTGATCCTGGCTGCGTCCCTGCAGATGGCGAGTCACATCCGCGATCTTCGGCATGAACTGCCCGCTGTCAGGGTCTTGCGTATGCGCCCATAGCGCCTTTTCCACAGCGGGGAGGTCGTATGCCTTCAACCCTTCCCAATAAAGCGCCTGTACGCCTTCTGCGAGCGTCTTGCCGTAGTAATCGGCAATGCCGGTCAGGATGGAGAAGAAACGAGTGGCTTCGTTGGCGTTCATAGTTCACCCCGTTGGATGCGTGCGATCAGATTGGCGGATGCTGCTGCGGTGGCTTGGCCGGCAGGGCCAAGTTGGGAATTTGCTGCGGCTTGCGGTTGCTGCTGGCGAGTCGGCGTCACCCATTCACCCTTGAAGCCAGCCCATCCGCGTTCGCAGCAGATGCGCAGGCCAGCATCGGGCGTCATGCCTGCGCGCTCGATCTCGCGCAGCACGCCATCAATGGCAGTCTTGGTTGCGGCGGCTTTCTTGCCCTTGCGGACTTGCAGCCAGTCGGAGGCGATTTGCGGGTCTACGCCGATTTCTTGCAGATAAGAGAGAGCGGAATATTTAGAAGCGGCAGCGCCGCTATCTGTATGTTTACTACCTGTGTTTATATCTGTTCTATTAGTAGATTTGCCCTCTTGGGCAAAACAAGATTCGCCCTCAGGGGCAATTCGATTTGCCCTCTTGGGCAATTCTGTTTTCCCTCCCAGGAACCTCGCCTCATCCACGAATGCATACCAAAGCGTATGGTTCGTCGGCGTCTTGTTGTAGTTGCCGGCGATGAGGACGGATTTCTCGATCAGGTGCGCAAGAGCGCGGCGGATCTGCTTGATCGACAGGTAGGGGAACAACTCGGAGAACGCCTTGACGCTGTTGTAAGTCCATGTGCGCCCATCATGGAAGTGCGTTCCATTGGCGCGGTTCTTGGTAATCCAGTGCTGGAAGTTGGTAATCAGCACTGCCTCCGGCATGCCGTAGAGCTGCGCATGCTCGATATCGAACGAGTGCATCATGTTCCAACCTTCCTTTTTTGCGTTATACTCATTTCCACTCTGTTGCTCCTATCAATAGGGTCATGGGCCGGGTCTGGTAGTGCAGACGCCGGTCTTTTTCATGCCAGTTTCAAAATCTGCTTGCACTCCTCAAGCAGTTCCTCTTGCGTGCCGTACTCCTGCTCGAACCTCGCTTTGTACGGATGCACAGCCCATACGCCACTTGCGTCGTCCTGCTGGTGATGCGGCGCGCACAGCGGCAAAACCTTCCAGTGGGCGCCGTCTTTCGTGCGCCCGTCGATGTGGTGGATGCTTACCCAGGGGTTGAAAACGCCGTCTTGCCGGCACGCGATGCAGCCGATGTCCGCAAGCTTGTTGTGGAACTCGATCTCGGCATGCGTGCGGCTGCGGCCTTTCATTTCGCGCGCCTCCTGCAGTCGAAGCAGACATCACTTCCCTCGATGAACCGGCCCGCGCTGCGACGCTGCTTACATGCGCTGCACTGACGCTGCGCGAAGTTGAACGGGACCATGCGCGAGGTGCGCTCGCGGAATTGCTCGGCCTGCAGGCGAGGATCAGCGGTCGGCGGCACGTTCATGCTTGCCGGCCTTGTTGATGTGCTTCAACAGCTTGCGCGTGATCAATACCGAACTGTTTCCCAGCGTTAGAATTCTGAACAGCAGGTTTTGGTTTTTTGTGATAAGTTTCAGCAAGTTCCAGTTTCGCTTTACGGATAACCGGGAACTTGGACTTGAAAAGCAACACCCACGGGGCCGGAATATAGTTTTCCGTACACCATTGAGAGATTCGGGCGCGCTTTAGACCAGTGAGAGCCATCACTGCCTGGCGCCCGCCGGCCGCTTCGATTAGTTGTTTCGCATTCATTGAAACAGTTTAAACTTATGAACGCATTTCCGCAACAACATACTCGCAAGCGTTTCGATTCTTTTACGCAGAACCTCTTACCATTCGTCGCCGATAACAACATGAGCGAAGACACGATGGCATTAGCCGATCGGATTCGGGTCATCCTGGGCGACATGGATGGGCCAGAATACGGAAGACAGGCACGACTTGCCAAAATAGCGAAAGTTGCGCGACCGAAGGTCACGCACTGGCTAACGGGGCAGAAGTCGATAAACAGTGATCACGCACTGGCAATCTGCAACACTTTGGGCTATCGCCTGGAGTGGCTTCTGGAGGGGAAGGGGCCGAAAAAGAAGGGCGACAAGGATGCTGATACAGCAGAAGGCGAGAAGATGTTTCTTGCCCATGTCACGTCTGCCGAAATGGAGATCCTGACCGCGTATCGAGCTGCAAGCCCGATGGATCGGGCTATGATCGAAACACTCTGCAAGCGCACCCCTCCAGAGGAAGGGCGCAACTCGTAGCAATTACATGACCTGAACGCTTCCTTGCGATAGCGGCCTGGCTGGGAACATATCCCGCAGGCCGCTTTTTTGCGCTTCCTCCACATCTCCATTCACCGGCTTCGGGAACCTCTCGGCAAGCATCTGCGCCAGTTCCACGATACGCGCCTCCGCCGCAACATCCATAGCATCGAACGCTTCCATAAGTTTCATCCTGCGTGCCATTGCCGGCATTTACTCCCCCTTTTTGTTCCTGCGTCACACGGATCGATTTTTCTGCGACGAAAAATACTACTCCTAAATTTCCTTTTGGAAAATCGGGAATTTGCCTAGTTTGAACAATATATTTTTTTCCAAAGTGTTTAAAAAACTGGAAACTGTTTCGTTTTTGCGCTATAGTTCCTCTGTCGATGCCGCAGATCGACAGAAAGCGGGATAGCAGCACTGTTCATCCATACAGTTAACGGTATCCCAAGTTTCCAGCCAGCACAAGCCCCATTCGCGGCACTAAACGCGGATCGGGTCCGGCAAACACATAGGAGGATGTATGTCGAAAGATGCAGTGAAACACTACCAAAGGTTCGAGCGCGAAGCGTACCTGCTCGCACAAGTCCGCGACCGCAAGCTGTCGCAAATTGAAGTTGATGTGCGCGGCCTGGAGTTCCACGAATGCTACGGATGGCTGAGTGGCGGACGGGAATTCGACCTGGCGCCCGTAAATGCGACGCTGACCGTTTATTACTACATCGACTACAGCGATTCGGAAGGCCCGCAGCTCTACGTTGAACACATCGTCACATTCTCCCCGCTGCTGTTCGTTGGCGAACTGTGCGATCACATCATCGGCGCAGCGGTTGACCTCATGCCGAATCTGTGCGAGTCCCGCAAGCTGGCAATCATCGAAGACGCCGAAGAGCTGATCGTTGCGCAAGAGCGGGAAGCAGCATGAGCGCCGCCACTATCCGCCGCAACGCCATTGAGCGCGTTCTGCTGCCGTCCGGCGCCTGGATCGACCGTCACCCAGCAGTGTCGCTCGCAATCATCGCTGTGCTGCTCATCGTGTCGGGGTGGTTCTAATGATGCCGCGACTACGACTGTTCTTGCTGTATTTCAAACGAGGCTACTGCCCCACTGCTGCATGGCACGAAGCAGCCAGGATGCAGCGATACGAGCGCCGGAGGCAGCATGGACTGCTCTGACGAAGGCGCCTGCTGGCGTCAGATGCAGGAGCTTGAGGAATACATCTACTGGCACGACACACAAAGACACGAGGAGAAAGAACATGGAAGTGAACAAGATCGCCCCGGCATTCATCAAGGCAAAGCGCGAGTTTGCCCCGGCGCTGAAGGACAAGACGAACCCTGCCTTCCGTTCTAAGTACGCGGATCTTGGCGCCTGCCTGGAAGCCGTCGATGACGCACTGCTGAACAACGGCATCGCGGTCTACCAGGAGACGTTCGAGGACGCTTCCGGCGTGACCGTGGAAACCGTGTTCCTGCACGAGTCCGGCCAGGTCATCCGCAGCGGGAAGCTGCATGTGCCGGCCGCGAAGCAAGACCCGCAGGGCTTTGGCTCGGCACTCACCTACTGCCGCCGCTATTCGCTCATGGCGGCATGCGGCATTGCACCGGAAGACGACGATGGCAACGCAGCCAGCAAGCAGCCGCAGAAGCCTGAATTCGACATGGCGAAGTTCATGAACGCCATCAAGACGGCGCCGAGCCTGGAATCGCTCAAGGATGTGTACACCGCCGCGATGAAGTCAGCCAGCCCCTCTCAGCAGGCAGAACTGACCGATGCCAAGGACGCCCGCAAACAACAACTCACTCAGAAGGAAGCAGCATGAACAAGATCAGTTTCACGGGCCGGCTGGCCGCTGACGCAGAAACCCGCTTCACGCCGAAAGGCGATGCCATCTGCGGCTTCCGCGTCGCGTCGGATGTCGGCTATGGCGAAAACAAGTCCACCAACTGGTTCTCCTGCCAGGTGTGGGGCAAGCGCGGCGAAGCCCTGGCGCCTCATCTGACCAAAGGCCAGCAAGTGACCGTGTTCGGCCAGCTCACGCTGCGCGAGTGGACGAACAAGGACGGCGTGAAGCAGCTTTCGCCGGATGTGCGCGTGGACGAGATCGAGCTGCAGGGCGGCAAGCGTGAAGGCGCAGCGCCGGCAGCCAAGCCGCAGCAGCGTGACACCGCTGCGGATGACGATCTCGATATCCCGTTCTGATCTAACACGGAGGCGGGGCTTCTGCCCCGCAACGACATGACATCAATAACCCTGTACGAAATCGCAAAAGAGTTCCGGCAGATCACCGATGTTCTGATGGACGCAGGCTGCGACGAGCAGACGCTGCTGGATACGCTGGAAGGCGAGCGCTGGCCCCTTGAAATTAAGGCGCAAAACTATGCTTTCGTGATCCGTAACCTGGAAGCCAGCGCAGACGCCATTAAGGCCGCAGAGAAGCAGATGGCCGAGCGCCGCAAGGCCATCGAGAACCGCGCGCGCTACATGGCCGAGCGCCTGAAGATTGGCATGGAGATTGCCGGCGTGAGCAAGCTGGAATGCCCGCATTTCGCAATCAGCATCCAGAAGAACCCGCCGAGCGTCGATGTGTTCGAGCCGGCGCTAGTGCCTGCCGAGTTCATGACGCAACCGGAGCCGCCGCCAGCGGTGCCGAACAAGGCCGCGATTAAGGATACGATTAAGGCAGGCCGCGAGGTTCCAGGCGCAATGCTGGCTCAAGGCACTCGGCTTGCCATCAAATGACCGAGAAGCGCCTTTTTGTCCTAGCCCACCCGGAAGCCCGCAGACGCGCCGCGCAGTGCATCGCTGAAGCGCCGGCAGGGTGGAAGGTCGAGGTCAAGCCACCTTCCCGCTCGCTTGATCAGAACGCGCTGCTCTGGCCGCTATTGGAAGAAGTCGCGAAGCAGGTTGTTTGGTACGGGCAGAAGCTGCCGGCAGAAGACTGGAAGGCAATCTTCACTGCATCGCTGAAGCGCTCGAAGGTCGTGCCAGGCATTGAGCCAGGGTCATTCGTGGTTTGCGGCCAATCCACCAGCAAGATGAGCAAGGCGACGTTTTCAGAATTGCTAGAGCTAATCCATGCCTTCGCAGCAGAACATAACGTGAAAATCCGAGAGACAGCATGAAAGTACAGAAAGCCAGCCACGATTCCCTCCTCCCTTCTCGCGCCACTGCCGGTGCCGGAGCATATGACTGCTATGCCGACATGGACGCTGAACTGTATCCCGGCGAGTCGCAGAAAGTGCTGCTCGGCTTCCGCGCTGAAGTTCCAGTCGGCCATGTCGCGCTTCTTGTCCCTCGCTCGTCCACCGGCAGCCGCGGCATGCACCTGGCGAACGGAACCGGCGTGATCGACAGCGATTTCCGCGGCGTCTTCATTGCGAACATCATCAACCGCTCCGAAGACTGGATGAAGATTCAGCGCGGCGACAGGATCTGTCAGATGCTGATCGTGCCTGTCGCACTGCCGGAATTGGTCGAGGTGGATGCGCTGAGCGAAACAGCGCGCGGCGAAGGTGGTTTCGGCTCGACGGGGGTGGCATGAGCGTCCGCTTGGTATGGGCGACGCCGAACGCCGAACAGCTTATCTCCGACATGGCGC